GCTGTAGTACCAAGGAAATTTAGAATTCTTGACACGGTTGATTAACTGCATGATTGCATCAACACTGGTAGGAATATCTCTAGTATTAATAATGTCTGTAGTTACAGCGATTTCTAAAAATTTGTTTTTAAATTTAGAATATTCTTTTTGTGCATATTCAACGCCTTTAACAAAGTTGATATCTTTGTCTAGCAAGAATAGGTTACTGTAAATTACAGGGCTGGCGTGTTGTAGTATGCTGCCGCCTTGTTGTTTAACTTGTACGTCACGTAGGTTGCTTGGTCCTGGAACATCACCGGTTACAAATGTGCTGTTTCTGTACATTGTTACCACATGATTACGCATTTGCCCTAGGGTTAGGCTCTTGAAGTTACTGTTAATGCTGTTTAAATCCAAGCTCTGTGGCATTTCATAGAAACCGTAACGACTTACAGATTTGCTGTAAATTCTAATAGAAATTACGTCACCAACTGATAGCATGCCAATACTGATACGCACCACTTGGATTTCGCTGGTTTTTGTAACTGCATAGGTACTTGAAGGAATTACTTTGTTATTGACATACACAACAATAGTTGGCACCTGTGTTGAATCTGCAGGTAGTATGTCAATTGGGAAATAATTGCTCTCGCCAGTAAATTTGTGATTGAACACTTGATACTGTTTGGTTTGATCTGCGTTCTTGATCCAAACGTTTCTTAGTTTATGATTATCGTATCCTAAATTTTGTTTTAAGAAATACTTGCTGATAGCCTGTGTAATCTTACCTTGATTTTCATACTCGAACGTGTCATTGTCAAAGTCGTTTTGGAACTCAATATCGCCGATGTTGTTAACGCTTCTGTAGCTGAGTGGGAATCCCAATATTGTGTCTGCTGATCCTGTGCCAAGTTTGTAAGAGAATAGCTCTGTACCAGCAAATGTGCTGTTCTGGAATAGGGTCACATCACTTAGGCTAACATTGTTTTCAGTGATCATTTCAAACAATGGGAATTGATTAATGGTGGCTTTTTGTTGTCCATATTTCCATACGCTACCATCAAACCAGTACTGTACTGATTCTTCAATTCTGTTTGCGTACAAGCCTTTATTGGTTATCAATCCTGTGCCGGCTAACACCTGTCCTAGTGGATCTGGAACCAGGTGCACACGCCAATCTTCTACTTCACCTTCGCCATTGACATTAACAATGTTGACAACATAGATTTGTTGTCTTATTACAATATCTGCATCAGCAGCAAACACAACTCTGTCGCCGTGCGCTAGAATAATTTCATAATTACCAATTGGGAATATTGCTGTTTCACTGTTGTTTGTTGGGAAGCCTTCTACCACTTCCATCACTTGAGTAATGTTTTCAAAGTCAATGTATGCACAAGCATCACGACCCACTGCGCCATGATTGAACAATTGAATGTCTGGATCAAATTCAACGATGGGACGCTTGGCACGTTGTTCTTGTGGTGCTACTGGTACTGTTTGCAAGTAACCAGATGTGGCATTAATAACGTCTACATGGAACCAACGATTGCGACGACTCCATGCATTGCGGTCCATGCTACCACGATTGATAGTAACATAGTCTGGCATTTCTGGTGTCAAGAACACACGCAGTTTGGCACCTGTACCGCTACCGCCAGAGACAAAAACTGTGTTTTCTGGATATACCAAATATTTGCCAGGATTCAATACTTTAAATTCTTTAACTCCGCCTGTGGTTGGAGGATCAATAGAAATACGTGGAGCATTTTTATATCCAGCACCAGCGTTGGTAATAGTTAGGCTGGTCACACGCCCATCTTCAATTGCAGCAGAAACAGTTGCAGGAGTTCTAACAATGTACTTTAACTTTGCAAGTCCATTATCCTCTGTGCCTTCAGTATGGCTTGGAGCAACAGCTCCTAACGTGCCAGTTTGCACTACTTCATAGTAGGCGCCGGTTGAAACGTACACATAGTTACCAACGGTTACTAATTTTCTTGGAGAAAACAATTCACCCTCGGGAGGTGCTTCAACTGTGACACCAGGTGCTGTTACGTATCCGCTGCCTGTGGCAGTGATACCTACTGAAAATAGTGTGTCAAGATTAAGGCCAGACAATGCAGTTGCAGTATCTTCCTCAATGGTTTCAATTCGCAATGTGGCCTGTGTATCATACGTGCCGCCAACGACAGTTAAAATGTCATTGATCATGTAACCAGTACCGGCAATGATAGTAAAACTGTTTTCAAAATCTTCAACTGTTTTTAATTGTTCAACAGGAACTAATTTAATTGCTGTGCCTACACCTTCAACATAGTATTCACGATCAACATAGGTGTTGGGAATAACGCCAGTATCAAACTTGACTTTGAGTCCGTTAGTAAACATCACATCATTGGGACTCTTGTAGTCAGGTTTCCCGATAATTTCAGTATCAACATTGATTGAGCTGCTATCAGGTTCTACTAATTTAAGGCGTCCAACAAAGTTACTACCTGTACCATCCTGATAGTACAGTGTGTCTTGTTGTGCTGTCATGTTTGGCACAAGTTGGAAACGATCTTCTCTGTCTAACCAAAATTCTTTGTTGGCATTTATTACACCATTTTTAATTGCAACTTTTTGTGTAAGTTTGTTGATTGGTTGTGGATCAACCAGTTTAACTACCAATTCGCCTTCAGCATCGGGCACTAGATTGATAGTCCAGATGCTGGCACGTTGTTCGTAGACAACTTCACCACTGGATTCAAACTTGACTGTGTCCCATGCTTCTAGGTCAAACACACCTTCAATAGTCCAGTTGGTAGTAACGCCAACGTCAGATAAGAAAATACATTTCTTGCCTGACAAGTTATGTGTGCCGCCGTCAAAGCCAATGCCTTCTGCAATTAACAAATCTAGTTTGCGATTTTGAAATTTACTGAAAGTTGTAGTTGCAGGAACAGCATAATCAATTTGTGCAATCAATCTCATCTTTGCAAATTGATCTTGTGCGCCGGTTCCTGGCACTCGCCAGGTAATGGTACCTACGTCCGTACCGTTATTGACAACACCTAGTACTTCACGACTTGAATTAGTAGGACTGGCTTTTTTAAATCCGCTAAGTCCTGGTTCGCTTTGGATCCAAAAAGGATTACCAGGTTGATTTACTCTAAACTGATAAACTCCGCCTTTGGCCAATACCAACTGTGGATTTTGTGCGCCACCGTAGTTGCTAAACTTGTATGCTCCGGTCACTGCGTCACGTGTTACTGTGTATGATTCTGTTGTTGGTGTTCCGGTTGAACGTACATCCACAGGATCAGGACCGTTAGGTAACCAGTAGTACTGATTGAAGTTGACCAATTTATCTAAATCAATTAAGCCATCATAACTGTAGCTGTCATTAGAAAATAGTCTGTCGTGATTGGTGATGTCGCCACCAAGATATTGAACTTGATTTAATAAGTCAATGTAGCTACCATGAAACTGTGTTTCGCCGCTGTCGTTTTTGACAACAACTGCAGGCTCTAGTTGATAGTTCTGGCGTAGAGCACTTTCTTCTGCAATATATGTGTCTGCAAATTTAGTAGTAGGGGCAAATACACGACCAATGTACCCGTTGATCTTTTTTAGCTCTGGCTTTGATACCAGTTGATCCAACGTGGCATTTAAAAACTTCTGGTTGGTATCAGTGCGAAAAACCTGAGGTAATAAATTCGTAGTCTTAATATTAGCCATTAAACACTTCCTAAAATTGCTGAGCTAGTTGTACCAGTTAAGGTCTGATTCAGTTGGGCCGCTGTAATTGCACTGATAATTTCAACGTCATCCACTGTTGCTGCACTGATTAAAATTTCGTTCGCTTCTGCATTGATTTGATACAAGTTACCAAATCTAACTGCTGAATTGTTTGGTACAATGATAACGCTGGCAATGTTGGGTGCTAAGGTATTATGCAGGTATGCACTCAATTCACTAAAATAAAATGGTTCGCCAAAGTCCCAGTTGGCCACATCAAAGTAGGTGTTGATAGCATTGATAACATTGGACTTGACATCGTTGTCACTAATGACTACGTTGGGATTCTTGACAACCTTGAACTTGGCTTGGAACGCTTCGTTTGCACGGCTACCAAATAACGGCTTGAACTTGGAACTGTTAAACACCAAGGTATCGCTTAGTGCTTTGTAATTGTCCAGTGTGCCATAATCTGTTTTTAGATCTTCGCTGCTGGGGGCATCAGGTTTTTTAACAACACCTGTACGGTCTGTTACCCATGCTGCATAGTCAGCGGCATATTGTTTGGTCAGTATGTACAAGTCCATGATATTGTTTGGACTAGGATCAATACGACGATAGCTTGGACTGTTATGACGATACTGGAAGTACAAGTTTTGACGTCCAATGTAGGCTGTTAAGTCTGTACGATCGTTTAATAATCTATTACCATTGATGATTCTTAACTGATAGAAAACACGTTCTGTAGTTGCGTAGAATGTTTGTCCATCTTCAAACAATGTCAAGCTCTTGCCAATTGCAGCTTTGGTTGCATAGGTGCTGATTACTAAACTATTGTCAAAGGTTTGTGTAAACATAAACTTGTTGGCATCTACTAATGATTGTAGATATACAAACTTGTATTGACTGTTTTCCGCAGGGTTAACAATGTTAACAAACAGATCCGGATTGTCAGGCACACCGTCACTGTTGGTGTCAGGGAACGTGACTAGGATTCTACGATTGCTTTCGTACCCGTCACTTTCAACCACATTCTTGTAAACAAACCATACTTGATCTTGCCCAATAGGTTGTGTGTTGTCTGCTTGTGTGTTAATTTTTAACACTTTGATTTGATCGTTTAGTGTTAGTCCAGACTTGGTGTCATACACTTTCACACGCTCGTCAAAGTAGAAACGTGTTTCGTATTTGCTTTCAAATGTGTAACGTATGCCGCGATAGTTTACTTTGTAGTCTAGTCCATTAAAGGTCACACGGATCAGCCAGCTGGCATCTAGGCCTAGTCCGTTTGTGTCGCCAGCATAGTCTAAACTAAAATCATATGGATCCAGTGTGGTGTTTAAATTTTCTTGTTCAACAAAGTGCCAAGTTTGATCAATTGCGGAATAACGCAAGCCAAAGCTCTTGTATGTTCTAATGTAAGCGGCCATTGCGTCAACCATTGGATCTGTCAGGTTGTTGATAAATGTTGGAATGATTTCTTCAATAGTTGCACCATCTGGCAATACTTGACTTAATGTTATTGTAGTTCCGTTGGTGTCCATGACACCTGCATAGATATGCTGACGGTCACCATCCAGTGTTGGTGTACCTGTCATTATGCGTCCTTGACTATCAAAGTAGTTGCCCGTGCCAGCACTCAGTTTAACAATTGCGCCCTTGATGATATATTTCAAGTTACTGGTAGCATCTGCACCAACAAACAAAGGTGTTACACCGTCTGTGGAGAAGTAACCAATACTGCCTGTGCTGCTGGCATCGTTAGTGGTCCAAATAATACCTGGCAAGTTATAACGTGGATACTTGGCATAGTAGGTGTGCTGCATCTCTTTGTAACTCATGATAGGAATAATTTGATTGTAAATTACGCCTAGGATTTCTGATGTGCTGGTCCAAGTAAATGGAAAGCTGCCAATAAATTCTTCTTTGTACAACCAACCGTCTTGTGCAAATATGTTTGTGCTAGAATATTTTCCAGTAACATCAACAACGTCAAGATAACGACTGGTGCCTGAACTGGAACGGTTAACTGATTTAACTTTTAGTATTGAAGGAAATTGTACGTATGGAAATAAGTTATAGTCCTCACCAGTAATCATGCGATTCTGTGTGTAAAAACTTTGAGGAGCTTTTGTACGAATTTCTTCTAGTGTTTCTTTACCAGTGCTGTTGGCAACTGTGTATTGTAGGCTAGCACGAACTGTCAAAGTTTCTGTACGTCCGGTGCGACTTTGATAAGTCAACGGAACAACAATACTTTGCATTTCGTCTGGAGTAATCTTGTAGTTTAGGCCATTACTTTGTCTGTAGTATATTCTATATCTACCTTGTGGTATATTAGTAAATGCACCATCACCAAACACTAGGTCAATTTGATCGTTGGCACGAGTGGCCACTTGATACAGGTCGCGATCCGCTATGTCATTATACAATACATTGACGCCAGCAACTGCAGGAACCTGCATCCATTCTGCTGTTTCAACGCCTGCACTGTCTAGCTTGTACAGCCACACATCATTGTTGTTAATATTATCAAAGTTGATATTGACCACACGATTAGGCAAACTGTCAGTTACTGAAAAGTCTTGAGTGCCCAAGGTTCCTTGTTTGAAGTAAACAAAGAACCCGGTGTTGCGACTGCTATTGCCTAGGTTATCATTTCTGTATAGTAAATTAAAATTACCAGATTGTGTAGGTGTTTTTTCGTATATGTAAGTCTCGTCAGCACTAGTGGCACTGACAGCTTCAAAATTCATTTTAGCGCCATCTACTGTAGAGTTAAATCTAAATGTTGGTGTAACTCCCGGAATCAATCGCACGGTATATTCATCTGTTTGTATGCCGTTGATAACTTGGCTGTTGCCTGGTTTGCCAATCACTTGACTGCCAATCAAGGCAGCGTCCATGATAGCTGTAAACTGTTCTAACCACATATCGTTGGCACTATCGTCCCAGCTGATTAGCAAATTAGACAAGTTTAAGCCGTTGCTGTCTGTTACTGTTTCTGTAGTGGTTATGCTGTCAATTTTCAAGTAGCCTGTGGCACCAATATTGCGCTTGGGGTTGTAGCTGATCAAACGGGCCAGCTTTAGAATACTGTCACGGCGCTCGGCTGTGTCAATAAAGTTTTCTCTAGCATTAATATCTGTACGGAAAGCAAGGCTTTGACCCAAAAATGCAATCAAGTCAATTAGAGCGATGTACTCTGAACTTTCAATAAAGTCGTTAAAATCTTCTGGATAGTAAGATCTAATATAATCAATCATCCCTTTACGCAGGGTGTTGAAATCGTAGCTCTGAAAATCAGCATCGCGGAACGTTTGGTACAGTGTTTTCCAGTCCTGCTGTGCCAACAAACTTGTTTGACGTGTAGTTATTGCCATGTGTTTTTACCTTGTATCCAGTATTTATTTAGATTATAATATGGGTAGTTTATTAGCTGCGTGTCAGCGTTTGTGCTGCATTGTCAAAGCTGAGTCTTAGCGTATCAGACTGATTGGTTGGAAGATATTCCATCTCAATATCCAGTTGCACTCCGTGATCATACTGTGTCACAATAACACTATTGACCTTGGTTCTAGGATCGTATTCGACTACTTTTTTAACATCAGCTTGGATAAGATTTTTTGTTTCTTCGTTTAAAGGTTCAAACATCATGCTCCAGATCACACTACCAAAATTGGGCTGCATGAGCTTTTCGCCTTTGCGTATGTTAAAATGATTGAACAGATTCTGTTTGACTAACTCAAGATCAGTCAATTTGAATTTTTTAACCTGCCCAATAGTATTAAATCCTCTATAATTTGACATATTGTATATTTACCCTTATTGTTTAACGTGGTCTTTGCATGTGCGGAGGATCGTTATTAACACCTTGCAAGCCATACTTTTCAAACAGACCCAGTGCTTTCATCTTTTCAATCTGTACGCTTGGACTGTCCATAGCTGCTCCGCTACCATGTCTACCAACTCGTTCTACCGGCTTACTCAAACTACCGTATATGGTGTTAACAGTGGGTCTTGTGTTGTAATCGCCGCCAGCGTTTTTCCATGCCTGGTACAGTTTAGTTTGGTCTTCTTGATTACGCAAGGCACTGTTAACGTGTAGTTTCTGTCCTGTTTTTGCTTTAAATTCCCTAGCTGCACCCAGTACCATGGCTTTGAACTCGCCAGTCATGGCCAAGAACTTTTCTCTGGTACCTGTACCAGTATTCTTGCCTGGAACATACGGAGTAAACTCTAGCACATCATCAGGATTGATATTGGCCCCTGCTGCTTCTTGTGCAGCTGGTGTCAGTCCGGACTTGTCAACTCTAGTGGTTGCGGTACCAGTAACAGCGTTACCACCATTGGCCAACACATCAATAGCATGTCGTCCACGATTGTAATACGCTGCTGCACTAATTGCTCTAGAATCACCACCACCAGTTAGTCTCCATGTACGTGCACCGCCTGGACCCAACAGCAAAGATACTGCCAACATACCTGCCACAGTACACAAGTCATCGTCTGGACTGATTCCGTATTTGTCGTTGCTCTTTTTAACTAGTGCTTCATAATTTTGTTTAAGCAATGCATACATGGCTTTTTCTTGTTTGCCTTTTGCCGCTAAAAATGCTTCTGCGCTGTCAAGCCCATCAGTACCAAACCATGCATCTGGATAACGTACTGCTTCTGTAGTATATTTTGTTACATATTCAGGTTTAATGTATTTGAGGTCTAAAAACGCATAAGCACCAATCTGGTATCTTCCAAGATAGCTATTTGTAGAATCCACTTGAGCGTAATTAAAATTACTTTCAGCAAACGCAAGTTGCGCCATTAGACACTTGACCTGGAACT